TTTCCTTGTCGCACACCCGACAAAAATTAGAAAAGAGAATGGAGCCTATGTTGTCCCTACTCTCTACGACATCGCAGGTTCAGCACATTTCTTCAACAAATGTGACAATGGTTTTGTGGTCTATAGAGATTACGCAACTGGAGAGACACAGGTCCACATTCAGAAGATTAGGTGGTCTTTTGTGGGAAGAGTTGGAGAGGTGCGATTCCTATACGATGTAAAGTGCAAGCGTTTTACTGAGATCGGAAGCGAGGAGCGTTTTAGCCCAATAAATGATTACGAACAAAAAAATGATGACGTTTATGGAAACGAAGACATACCATTCTGATCCGGCATTTCAATACGGACTTAGACAGGTGGCAATTACATCCTATAAGAACGGGGAGCTAAGTGGCTCAAAACAAGACTTCTACGAGAATGTCGAGGCTGTTTATATCTGTGTTGATAAAAAATATGTAGAAATAATTGAAGTTTTATTTGCATTTTGTGAGAAAAATGTTAGATATTTGCGAAATAATAATTTGATACAAAAAGAAGTAAATGAAAACATCAAGAAAAACGCAAGTAATCGAACTTGCAAGGAGCTTGGTCTCGGAAAGCCAAATAGTACTGAAAAATACCGAGAGAAATATCTACATAATTTATACAAGTTTGTCTACTGGGATTTTATTCAAAAACACTCACTAGATCAAGTAAAGGAAATGTTCAATCAAATCAAATAACAAAAAAAACAAATGACAACAGAAAAAGAAAAAAAAGAAATCCACTTTGGAGACATCTTAGAGTATGTGCCGAATGAGAGGAAAGAAAGATTCATTCACGATCTAATTCTTTATGTTCCTCACCTAAAAGAAGAGGCTGACAAGTTTAGTCATGTGATTCACAATGTGGCTTTAGGAACTAATATGAGGAGCTACATTGATCTCATGAAAGATTTAGCTATCAAGGTTTATAACGCGACAGGTGAGATGAATAGAAAAGAAGAGAATATTCTCTACAGACGTTTAGTATATTGGATGATGTACAAAACATTACCTGTAACATTAGAGGGTATTGGTAGTGAGTTTGAAAATAAAAATCACGCCACCATTCTGCACGGAATTAATATGTTTCAGGACTCTATGGAAACATCATGGAAAGACAGAATGATTGTCCAGTACTTTGTTGAAAAAATGGAGGAGCTTGGATACCGCCAACCAAGACAGGCATATAACGATTTAATCTTTAAGTTAAAAATCAAACACTAAAAACACAATGGAAATTACAATTGACAAACCGCATCAAACTATCTACCATTTTAATGGTGAAGTTATTTTAGACATGAAGTACTCATACACTCTAACGAAGATCGTAAACTTCGCAGGAACGGCATATGAAGTAGACGCTCACCCATCTTCTAGTGAAACGGATTGGGGTGGCTGGAATGAGATGAAGAAAAGATTTGTTGAAGATATAATCGTTAAACACTACGAGACACATGGAGCAGAGTAAGACAGCTATAAACAAAATCAAGTACAATTACAAGGATGAAAAAAGTTCAAATACTCTTGAAAGTGTAATTGCAGATCTTCGTAAGAGAGAGGAAAAAGGTTTGAAAGAATATGGGACCACAGTTGATCGAAAAGACTTAATTTTGAAAGATTGGATAAAAGAAGCCTATGAAGAAGCCCTCGACCTTGCCGTCTACTTACGAAGAGCTATGGATGACATACAATGAAGAAACAGAGACTTACACTCCTGTGATTGTTACTTTAATGGATTACGAATACGAAGAAGATAAAAAATATGGAAAATAACTTGATGTTTTTAAAACACTTAATTAAGAATATGCACCCTGACTGGACGGATGCTCAGGTAGAAATGGAGGCTCTTCGCACTTCCTTAAATCAGGATGATGATGATGAGGGATGCCTCTACTGCGGATCATAACACACTCGTGTTAATATCTGTTAATTGACTTTATAAAATTCTTTTATATCTTTGTAAAAGAAAATAAAACACACAATGAAAAATTTAATTGAAAAGGTAGAAGAGTTCAACACATCCTTCAATCTACCTATTAGAAGCGAGACTACTAATTTAGATCGCAACGAGATCGTACTCCAATACAGACTTCTATTAGAAGAACTGGAGGAGTATGCAGATGCCGCTGCTGATGGAGATTTAGTGGAAGTAGCCGATGCCATTGGTGATATGTTATATGTACTAATAGGCACGGCTATACGCCACGGGATTCAAGATAAATTAGAAGATATCTTTAATGAGATTCACAGATCTAATATGTCAAAATTAGAAGATGGGAAACCTCTGTACAACGAATACGGAAAGGTAATCAAATCCTCATCATACTCACCACCTAATATAAAATTCTTATTATGAACGACTGGGTTCTTTTAGCTATAGCAATAGCTGGTGTTATTGCAGTAGCATCGTTTTTAGACGGAAACAATAACAATAAAACAGGTTTATCGTCATGATAATTAAATTGCACGAATCGGAAGTACATTTCCTCCGAACACTTGCCTCCACAAGATCTTTCTTCAGTAGAAAAAATAATGTTGTGGATCAAAAATTTGCAACAGATAAATCAGGCTTTGAAATAGACTTTGATGGGTGCCTCTCGGAGTACGCCTTTTGCAAATGGCATAATATCCATTTTGATCTCTCCTTTGCCGATGATACAGCAGGTAAGCCAGATTGTATCTATAAAAATTTGACAATAGATATCAAAAGCACTCGTTTAAAGAATGGACGTTTGATTGTCAAGCTAAACGCTCGTCCAATGGATATGTACGTACTCGCTATCGTTGAAAATGATCACACTGTTCGCTTTGCAGGATGGGTTAGATCACAGGACGTTAAATTAGAAGAAAATATTCGCAACCTCGGAACAGGAGATTCGTATGTTCTCGATCAACATCAACTATTAAGATTTAAAGAAAATGCATACAAAAAAAATTAAAGTAGCTTACTTTCACGATCAGGAGGAGGGGAAGTTTTTAGAGGTGTCAGAATGGGCAAACGGAGCAGGCGTAGACGTTGCTATTACCGATGACAGCGGAAGGCAACTAATTCCCCTCTCTTATAGAGACGCAAAGAACCTGCGAAGATTGATCAGGTATATCCTACGTCCAAATGTTGATTAAAGGCTACTATATCGAAGCTCTGGAAGTCTTAACTAATAGCGGAGGGGTAGATTTCTTTGATCTCACTCCAACGGAACAGTTAGTTTTGACCATGTTTGATATACGGGACGTCATGTCTATACGCCAGGTTGATGAATTGATTACAGATTACGTTGTAATAGAAATAGGCATAGGAAACCCACGCCTATTCAAAACTTCTTATGACTCAATAAAGTCTATCTTTATAAACCGAGATTCTATTTAAAGATCACGTCCATCCATAGCATACACATTCACCTTTGCATACGGGATGTTTATATCAACATCATTGTGCAAAACACTCATTTCTGAAATGTAACAAGCATATCCATTCCCATCAGCGTAAGTATCTGTACAATATTGTGCTATATTGGTAAAGAGATTGTCGTTAGAAGAAAGAATTTGACTTCCATCGTATGAAGTGGGTAGATATTTATCAGAATCTGCGGTTATAACAAAGGAAGTTAGAAATGTAACTTTTTTAAAATCAGTTAATTCACTTGAATTATTATTATTAACCCGGATATATTCCTTTCTGTTTAAGTCGAATGCGTTCATGGTATAAAATGTTTAAACAAAGATATTACTTTTTACTTTTACTCTTGATCTTTTTTTCTTGTTTTATCATAGCGGCAGTAGCAGCCTTTGGTTTAGCACCAGTCTTCTTATTCATCTCTGCCTTTTTTCGGATATTGTTCCATAGAGAGTTCTCAACTCCCAACTTATTTACTTTTTTCATGATCCCTTTACCCATTTTTTGTTTTTAGGTTGAGCTGTCTTACTTGGACTCCATTTTATTTTGTCGGACCAATACGCAGCACTTAATTTTCCTTTAGCAATATTTTTGCCATGACGAGACTTAAACGCCTCTCTTTGTCCGGCAGTTTGATTAGTCTTTACTCCCTGTTGTCCAAAGCGGATAGTCTTAATAGTCTCTCCTTCTTTAGCTACAACAATATGGCTCTTCTTAGCGTGTCCCGGAGTTCTCTTAGGCTTATTAAAACCAGTAACACCTGCTCTCGTTAATCTTGAGTCTTTCATCATCCTTGTGATCTATAGGGTTTAGCATAATTCTTAGAAGTCTTGCACTGAGACATTTTTGTCTTAGCGTGAACGCCTGGTCTTTTAACCTTTGGCTTCTTCTTAAAATTGGATGTACTCTGAACCTTTGCCATGTCTTATGATCTCTTTAATTTGTTAACCTTTCTATTAGCTGCTATTGCATTCTTAGCAGAATATTTTCTACCTGTGTTAGCATCGGTAATGGAGATACGAGAGTTCCCTCCGGCCTTCTTAGTCTTAGTCATGGTAACATTACCATCAACCTTAGTCTTAATCTTATTGCCTTTGTTATCTACCTTAACCTCTCTCGACTTAAGTACTTTCTTCTCTCCTCCAGCTAAGGAACTAACTTCCTTCATACTGTAGAAGCGATCCTTACCTGTACCCTTCTTCCAAGGCATAGTAACAGATAAATTTTTCTTTACCTGCTCTCCTGTAGAGCTATCGTATGTAGTTTTGCCTCTGGTTAAAACACCAGTTTTTTTATTGTAAGCAAGTGGGCTTTTTACACTCTCTTTATTTTTACGTGGCTTATCCATTTTTTTATTTATACAAACAAAGGTATTAAAAAAAATATTACCTTGCACTCATGAAAAAGCAAAAAAGTAAATGCCCTGAATGTGGGTACTATAACGCTCATCAATTAGGCTGCTCTCAGATCGGCAAGAAGCCACTCCTATGCGACATAATCAAAGATTATAAGTCAAGTCTCGACTCTGGAGAGGAATACAAACTTCCTAATAATATTTAAAATTGTTAATAACTTAATTTGCATATTGTTTTCCGTTATTCGTACATTTGTGAAAACAATGCAAAATGAAAC